GTTTCCCAGTCACGATCCAAATGTGGAATTTCGTTCAGAAGTAGATTTACCCCAATCAAGATTATTCATTGTTATCTTTGATTCCGTGATAGCCAATCTTTTTTTCATTTCATCTTCGCTGATATCACCCAATTTATAATATCTTGATAGGATATTTCCCATATCCTCGTAAAGAGAGATCAAACGTTGGTCTTGTGCACGTGCTTCAATTGCAAGTTTATCGAATTGTTTACCAAGTTTATCCAATTCGCTCATATTTCTTTTAATGGTGTGTTTATCGAACCAATCATCAGCTTCACGCAACGCAAGTTCCCTTGCAGCCTCTATGATGCCACCCATTTTTTCGCATACATCAGCAATATCGGATTTTCTTTCCAACATTTCTTGATATTTGTTGTATGTGGAAACTATTTCCAAGAAGTGTTTTTTCACTTCATTGGATAATGGTCTATTATGATTCTCTTTACCCATTTTATAATAATTTTTTCAATTCTTTTACTTTCTTCACAAGTTGAGATGCCGAAATACCATATGTATCCGCCATTACATCCTGCATAAATTTATTTTTCAAAAACGAATCAAGTTCTTGTGGAGTAGCAACTTCACTACCAAATTTTTCTTTTGCAATATTGATGATTTCTTCTGCTGAAACATCACCTTTCATATATGCGTTAAGTGCATCTGCTTTGGTGTTATAACTTTTTGCTTCTTTTACAGAATCTTCTTTCTGATATCGTGTTTTTACAAGATTCTTGTATTTCTTTGCTACATCCTTTGGTGACATGAATGCATTTTTTGGAATATCGTTTTTACTCTCTGGGTTTCCGTTTATTTTATCAATATCCACCAACATACCCAATTTTGCCAAACGTATGAGAGCTACTGCCTTTTCACCATCTTCCAATTTAACGTGTGGGTTATCTAAAATATAATCAACATCTGCCCAACCATAACCATTTTTAACACCTTTTATCAGATTATCAATTTTGTTCTCGGATATGATTTCCGATATTGATGGGAATTTACCCGCGGCTGGTGGAACACCTCCCTTCGCCGCTATATTTTGTGATTGCATCCCCGTACCTGATATTATACCACCTAATTTTATCATCGTTATTATAATTTAGCTTTTTTGATAAATTTTTCTATAACTTTTGAAATTTTTTTACCATCTTCCGAAAATTCGTGTAAATCTGTAATATCTAAATTATTAAGTAATTTGATTACTTCTTCTAATTTATTATACAAATGACGATTAAATGCAGCTGATTCTGTTAATTTTTTATCCTCTGTCATTATTTCCTTATGAGTGTACAAATCCAATTTACCATCTTCAGTAAATTTTACATCATATGTAGTCTTGCGCAAATCGTTATGACCACCCTTAAAGGTAGCATCACCAACTTCTTTTTTTATCGAACCAACTTCGAATTTATTTTCCTCTATGTATTTTCTAATATCAAATCCCATGATTTCCTATCTTTTTTATTATACGTTCAACTCTGTTATAAGTTCTCTCATTAAATCTTGGACTTTACAATAAGGGCCACATAGAGCTGCTTGTTCTTCTAATTTATGTTGAATACTTTCATTTATATTCACTGGTGTCATGAATGCTCCATGTGTTGATGGGTTTGATACAAAATCCCAACCAATCAACTCAAAATCTTCTCCTACTTCAACACCACCTTCACGCAATGGATTTACAGAACCCATTCCTCTTGAAGATATACCAAGTAGTATATTTGCTTTCAACAATTCTTTTAAGATATTACCAGATGGAGTAGAAAGAATTTCAACCGTACCGATCAAATCATCACCTTCCCAATGAACCTCTTTGATATTATGGGAAACGTTCTTCAAGTTGATAACGGATGAATCAGGATGGTCTAGCTCTCCCAATGCCCTACGTTGGCGTATCAATTGACCATATTTCTTTACTTCTCTTTCCAAGATATGTTTTGGATACACACGCTCGTTTTGGTTTGGTGCACCAGCACGTTGTAGTACACCCCTTACAATGGTTCTACCACTATCATCTTCTTGGATATTACCCTCAAATAAATTTGTCTCTATTAAAAGTTGCTTGTTCATTATAATTCTATTTTTATGCTCCCCAAGTTTTACGTTTTTTAAACAATTCAAAGAAAATAGCAGATACCTCCTTACGAATGATGTTTCGTATCTCACGTTCTTGCTCGGGTTCCAATGCTTCGTTCAATGAATCCTTACCCCACTTGACGTTTTCGATTTCCTCTGATATTATTTCCTCTATACGTTCTTTTTTCACTTTCTTATGCAAATCTAAATTCTTCGTTGTCATAAGCAGCTTTACTCATTACTGCCACAAGACCTTGTTTTGATTTCGGAATCTTTAATTTTTCAATTGCTTGTTTTTTTGCTCCCCACAAATCGTTTGCCTTGAATTCGTGCTTTTTATTGTTATAAAAAACATAAAAAGTTGTTTCACCTGCTTCCGATACTTGCTCTTTCTTTTCACCCTTTGCTTTCCATGCCGCATCTACTTTATTGAAAAATGCTTTCTTTTCTTCATCACTCATTGCAGTGATTGATTCCTTACCAGTCTTTTCAAGTGCTTTCTTAAAGAATGTTTTGTATTCTGAATCTTCGTTTATATTTTCATTACATCCACAATCTTCATTTACGGATTCAGTTGATAATCCTCTTTTTTTCAATTCTATTCCAACCAATTTTTGTTGAAACGCAAGTGGTGTATTTGGTATTCCTTTATTAGAAGAAGCCCAATTTTTTAGAGTATCATCATCTAATTTTTTAATTTGAGATGCAAATTCTTTTGGTGTCCAAGATTCACCTGCCCAGCCCAATTTACGAAGAACATTTTTTATATTAAATCCTTCATTTATACTTTCTTCTATTTTTATTAAACTATTTTTTTTCAAATCATGTGCAACACCAGCTTTTCCAGTAAGAATTCTATCGCCTGGTTTTTTTTGGTATATACTAGATTTTTTTTGTATAGATTTTGGCGTATAGTTTCTCAATACCTTAAAAACTTCATTGTGGCCATCGCTCCCAACATATTCAACATCAAATTCTAATGTACCATCTGAATTATGTATATTATATGAAAATTTTTCTCCTTTTTTTGGATATTCAATTGCTTCATTACAACATTCACTTTCATCAACATTTTCTTTTTTACTGAATTTATCACGTATTCTTTGTAATATCGATTTTGCTTGTTTATATGCTGGGTGACTTGGGTTGGATGCAGCCGTTCCGATTCTTACTTTTTCTTTTGTTTTGGGATTGGTGATCTTTTTATCCATCATTTGTTTTGTCTGACGGGCGATCATAGCGGTTACGGCAGGATTCTCATTCAAAGATTCTTCTTCTACTGCTTCACGTTTTTCACCTTTTGCTTTCCAAGCAGCATCAACCTTATCAAAAAATTTCTTTTTTTCTTCATCGGACATATCAGGAATGGACTTACCAGTTTTTTCCAAAGCACGTTTGAAAAATTCTTGATATTCATTTTCCTCTATCATCGTTTCTTTGACGAGTTCCTTTAATTTTGATCTTGTTATTTTCATTGTTCCAATTCCTTTATAGTGTGGGCTATATTAACCAAACGTTCCTTTATCTTATAAATATGACGATGAGTCCTTTTCCAATAAGAATCGGATGATAACTCGTTCATCTTTGAAATTTTATTATACCAACTAAGGAATTTTTCAATTTCCCTCAATTTGTATTTTAGTTCCTTTAAACCTATTGCTAATTTTTTGTTTGGTTTGGTTTCATCATTTTTTAGTTCCAACCAACGGTTTACGGGTGTTTTAGATTTCCTACCTTCGGTGATATTTTCTACATCACCATCTACAATAGTGTATCCTGCTTGGGTAGCGGTTTTCTTTCTTCTTTGGGAATGTTTTTTTGAACTAAAAGCGTGGGGAGTCTGATAACCATCTACTGCACCTGTGGCAGTTGATTCATCTAATTCTTTTTCAACTTCATCTATAAGTTCTCTTAGATATTTTTTAAGATAATCTTTTTCTGACATTCTTTATCTCATTTATGATTTCATATGCTATCATAAGTGCAGAAACTTGATTATCAGCTATCTTCTTATCCGTTTTTACACCTTTTAGCACATTAATGGTTTCTTTTAATTTGATTTTAGTAACCTTGTCAGAAATATCATTGTACATATTGTGAAGTTCAGTAACTACTTTCCTCAATTCTTCTTTGTAATAATCACTAAATTTGGAAGTGTTCGATACATTGTTAATGTACTGCTTCAATAGATTTCTCTGATTTTCATTCAATGAACTATATTTTTCATTGAACGATTTAATTAGAATTTTATGCGAAAGCATACGGATTTCAGGATCTTGTTTACGATATGTTTCCAATACCATATCCTGCTTTGTGTTTTTTGGAGTCTTTGTAGTGGATATATGTTCTACAATGGTATATTTTGAGTTAAATGCATCTTTTATATCATCAATATCCATTTTCTTTGCTTCAAATAATTTATGTACCGAAGCAAATACCCTATAATTGGATATAGGGGATGATAAAAAATCATCCATATTGAAGTTTTCCCGTATGGCTTTTACCAGATTGTATTTTTCTCTGGATAATTTCTTTTCATCCAGTTTCATTCGGGCTTCAAGTATGGCATCGATGAACTTTTCGGCCTTCGTTTCCGAATTATACTTTTCATTCATCAAAAGATTGTATAGTTTAAGTTCCTTGGCCAATTCAGTCTTATTACTAAAAAATTCTTGGACAATATTTTTGGCGTTTTCATTATTATCACCATTCATTATCTCTAATGTAATTTGTTTGGTCAATAATTCAAACAAAACGCCAGTATTTTTGAACTTGGAATGTTTAATTTTCTTCATTTTATAAAAATCCTAATTTTGATACACTCAAAAACCTATATATAAATATAAATTTTAAATCTTAACGGTAAATTTAACTATCTTTAGTGTCTTTTGTTTCAGTTTCATCCAAAATATTACTTTCATCCAGCATACTTTTCATGGATTCATGTAAATATTTTCTTTTTGGGGACATACCATTTATTACCTTTGTAACACGCTCGGCAGTCGTTCCCTTTAACGCATTTTTACGTTCTTTATCCCCAAGTGGGTCCCTTCCATATGGATGTTCATCAGTACCATACCTACCACTTTCTTTTGGTCTACCTACTTGACCGTTTGATGATAATTCCTTTCTGATATTATCCAAACTTTCCTCTACATCCGTAGGATCATCTTCTTCTGCAGGATCGTTACCATTTACGGATATTTCTTCATATCTGTAAGCATCTTTTTGATCGGTTATCACTTTTCCTCTATGTTCATCACGCTCCTTATCGGTCATTTTGAATATATTTTCGTATATCCAATCCTTTGATAGCATTTTCAAATCCTTGATATCACTCGCCAATCTTACTTTTTCAGTCCACAATTCTATTTTTTCCCTTTCATATATTGTGGATGAATTTACAAGGGATAATGAAAAGTTAGTCATTTGTGAATCCGTGATACCATGTGAATACAAGTGGATTATTGCAATTTTTGTCAATTCCGATATTACTGTTCTCTGAATACGTTCTATTGTACGTGCAAAACGTACATCTTCTGCTGCAAGTGCCGCTTTACCACTCAAATCTTCTTCATATCCCAAATATGCTCTTGGTATCTTCAATGCAGCGAACATTTTGTTCTTCAAATAATCAATATCCTCGATTGGTGAATAATCCAAGCCTCCAAGGGATTCAATACGTGTACCAGAATCCCTACCACGTACAGGAAGGAAGAAATCTTCGGTAAGATTCTGCATATTGTATTTTAAGTTGTAATCTCCCGTTCTTTTATCCAAAAACGGTACTTTTTTCATCTTATTGATGATTTTTTGCATATAATTATCAACTTCGGCAGGGTTTATGTTACCAATATCAATTGAGAACACTCTTTTTTCCGGTGCTCTCATAATACGGTGAATCAACATGGCATCTTCCATAAGTGATAGCTGTTTCCACAAACGTCTAGCGTTTTCTATCATGGATTTACCATATGGTAGCCAGTTTGTATCAGATAACAGACGAAAATGAGCCATTTCGTAATTTTCATACTCACCCTTTAAATCTGCATCTTGTTCAACCTTAAATTTTACCCTATGTGGTTTATCCGGATCGATTCGTTCCAATCTTTCGGTATAATATACTGATTGTGGTGTTACATTCAATACACCCTTTCCCTCTGCCAATTCCATGGTCAAAAAGAAATCACCATATTTACACATTGAACGAACCCAAGGCCAAAGATTGAATTCCACATTCAAAATATCATAAAAAAGATTGTGTAGAAGTTGATATACCCTATCCGAATCGGATTCTATGAGTAAAATATCCCCAGCTTCATTTTTTAATGTGGATTCATCGGCATATATATCCAATGCAGATGCGATTATCGGATCGTTGTCCATTGCATCGTAATCACGGAATATTTCCCTTCGGACTTGTTGATATGCCATTGATTGTTGACCACCTGCCGCTTCATGGTATGATCGTTGTAGTTTTGTATATCTATCTCGTAATTGAGATAAGTTTGTTTGTTGGCGTTCATCAACATCCACTACTTTTCTATTACCATCCTTATCAACGGTAATTATAGCTTGGGTGCTGAATAATTTCTTTATTCTACCAAAAAAAGTTGTATCTGCCATTATTTATAATCTTATACCTATATAAATATAGTTTTATTTATTTCCCCTATTATTTCCACCGATAAGCCAAGTGAGATCCTCCGTTTCATTACCAGTTCTCATTTCCCAAGGGTTATCCTCAATTTGTACACCTGATCCGAATCCCAATGGTTCAGAATGTGTCTTTATTCCAGTCAATGCATTTCTAGTAAGATCGATTCCCTCTTGACGCAATCTCAATGCAGTATCACGAACCCATAATCCGATAGAAAATGACATGACCAAATCATCGTTGTACCCACGCATTGCTTCTGCTCGGTTTCCATTCCATATAAAGGTAAAAAGTTCATCTATCAAACGAGTAGACCTCACGGTTACCGCTTTTTCTCTGAAATAATCATCCAATTTGGATATTATCAAAGGTCTTGTCCTTGCCGTGGTTGAAAATCCAGCTACCATCTGCCTTTCTTCAGCATAATATTTATTTGTCATTTGTTTTTGGGTATCCACATACTTCAAATCCTTACTCATATAGAAAAGATTATCATAACCCCTATCTATTACTTGTTGTATGGTTGCCCAACCAATGTTCGCATTTTCTATCACAAGCAACGCTTCATTGTAATCAGTTGCTAGTGCAACCAAGAAATTACCGAAATCCTTGGTGTTTATCTTACCTTTATACTCTGCCACTTGTTCACAAGATTCTATATCAATGACATGGGCCGCCGAATAATCCGAACCATCGCCACGCGCGACATCGGCAATCACCATATATGATTTTTCATAATCGGGGAATTGCCATTTCCAAAGATTTCTGTCAAAACCAGTTTTCTCAATAGGTTCTTCACAAAATGTTTCCTTATAAAATTGAAGAAGTTCGGGTTCTATCACAGAATCACCGGAAGATATGAAATCACAATCACATTCTTGTGCAGCACCTTTTTTACCCAATAGAATTTCTTGTTCATCCCTCCATGATTGATCACGCTCTGGGTGTACACTCCAATGTAATCTGATAGGATTGAACCTATTAGTTCCTTCTTCTGCCTTTACCCATTCCCTGTGAAAGAAATTACCCACACCATTAGGTGTTGATAGCACTATTGCGTTACCACCAGTAGAAAGTGTAGATTGTGATGATACCCATATATCCTCAATGTTATCGATAAACGCTGCTTCATCAAATACAAGAAGTGATAATGCTTCGGAACGTCCAGCATCACCACTTGATGATGTTGCCTTTATCATCGAACCGTTTATATATTTTAATGAAAGTTTATTATCTTCTTGGGTTTCCAATTTTAACCAACTTGGAAGGTGATCGTTCATCACACGTACTTTTGTTACCAAGTTTTTTGCAACCTCTTGTTTGGTAGCGATTACAAGTACCATGAAATCCTCATTGAATATCATATTCCATAAGGAAAACCCTGCCACAAGTGTAGATATACCTGTCTGACGGGATTTTAGTACAATATTGTATCTATGTGTATTGAATTCAGTAAGAGTGTTCTCCTGAAAGGGATATAGGTGAAATGGAATCTTCCCCCTAGTAGGGTGCTGTATCTTACAATACTTTTTCATAAAATGTATCGGGTCTTGACTACATTTTATGTATTCCTGTTTTATTATATCCTTTAAACTTGCCATTCTTACCTTCTATCCTTTTTTCTGAATGAAAGTTTTATATAATATTCCGCTCCTATATATGGTGTCAGTTCACCTGTGACTGGAATGTTCATCGCACCTCCACGGAGTCCGAATATATTGTCTTTTTTATCCTTGAACAAAATGGCAGCGTTACCACCAACTCCTTCAGTACCAGCGGTTGCACCCGCTCCAATAAATGCTTTTATTCTAGGTGGCTCTAATACGGTAATAGTTTCCTTTATCACTTTGTTCTTTATATCGAATTGAGCTTCCCTTGATACTATTCTGTTCTGTGAAATTGTGTCCTTTATGATTGCAGTACTACCTTCACCATCTATATTGACAATTGTATCGTTATAAAATCGTTTTCTATAATAATCTGTTAGGATAGCAGTTGTATCAACATCAGCAGGTACTTCCACTTCAACGGGAACTTGTACATATTCTGGTACTGGTACTCTCTTTTCCTTATATATTGTAGTATCCTTTATAATTGTATCAACTTTACTTTCCAAAAGTTTATATTCTTTTCCACCGATTTTTATATATTCGGAATAATCAGGTTCGGCAGGTCTAGTCCACCATAGGACTATTGCCAAGATAGCCAGAGCTATAAGTGCTATATTTTTAAATGTTAGTTTCATTATAGTAAATGTTCTAGGTTCTTTTCCTTTATCTTTTCAAAAGCATCCTGTTTTTGTTCTTCCAATTCTTTGATTTCGTTCTTACCGGTTTCGATAAGTTTACGTATATCCGCCTTCACTTCCTCTACATCCTGTGGCATAGTCCAAGTATCCTTAGTACCATCTTCATTGATAAATTCATGCACTTGCTTTGCTTCGTCATGTGCTTCTTGTAATTGTTCTATTTTGAATTTACCATCGATAATCATACGGGATGCAACCTTGTATATCTCATATTCTTTCCAAAGACCCAAGGTTCTGAACTTATGTTCATTATCAACCGTACAGTTCATACAATATCCGCCCTTTTTGATGAACACCTTATCTTTTGAATTAATCTTTATTGTCTTACAATCTGGGTTTTTGCATTCTTCACTTTTTCGTAAATAATCTCGGATTTCTTGATAGACCTCTGAATTTTTGGAACTTCGCATTATCCAACCATCCATCTGTTCACATTTGGTATTACCTTCATACCAAACATCGCCAACTTTTTTTTTCTCTTTGGTTTTTGGAGTATAACCAATGGTAGTATTAGTTTCATATTCACCCGTATATACCATTTCTGCCAACTTTCTGCGAGTTGGATGCATATATTTTCTCTGAAATTTATTCTTATCTATACTCATACTTTATATTTCCATTTATATTTTGCTGCTGTTTTATTTCTTCCACATACACATTCACTAATTCTACGATAATCTATCCCAAGTTCAGAAGCAGCATCCTTTATACTCGGCCATTCTTTGATAAATGTATTATCCAAAGAAAATTGAATTATTTTTGTGTGATTTCCTA